AGGCTATTTCACGACGGTTCTCCCGTGACGTGAATGCCCTCTCTGGCATACTTGATGGCGGACAACCTTCCGCTAGCTGCGTCTTCACGCGTTTTTTAACCCACTCGTTGAGTAGGATGGTCGGCCTCACACAGTAGAGGCGGGTAGAACACGGAACGGTGGCCAAGGCCTACGGGTATAAAACCGCAGTCACCTTCAGGCGCATCCCGGGTAGAATACCAGTCTATGGTATTACCGCTCGTCCTCCCACGTGCCGTTCAAACCTCCCATCCCCACCTTTCCGCCTAAGCGTACTTGGATGGAGTATCACATGCCCACACTCAGATCGAGTGCAGCCAGAATGATATTCTGGTCTCAAAACGCATGTCCCCGTGCTCCACGGTTGCGAAGTCCTCGACGTTCGTATGTCAGAGGGACTTGGCTTCTGCGACCCTTAGGGGAGCCAGAAACCAAGGGCGATCTTCTCCTCCTGGATGTCCCAGTAATCTTCGACTTGACTAAAAGCCGAAGAATAACAGTACATCCGTCCAGTCTTTACCGGGGGTTTGTAACCCCTAGCGGCCCTGCTCCAGGGATCGACCGATAATAGGCTTCGGAGTTTACCCGTCCGAAGACGGTTCCTCATTCCTATATCGCGCGGTCCTTCCTTCAGAGGCCTCTCACTCCCCCCTCTCCCACCTTCAAAGAGATCCTTGCGGAAACAATACATGTCCCCGTAAGCAGGCTCTTGATCGGATAACTCGAACCGCTGCTCAGCCCTTTCAGGTTTCACAACGGTCCGACCTCCGAACCGTTTCCGTCTGGTAAACCAGGCGTAGACGGCAGGTGAAGAGAGTTCTTCCAAGCCCAACTCCTTAGGGCACCAACTCTTGCACAGCCGGCTCTGTGCTAATGCGTCAACCCACCTCCGACCAGCATCTTTACAAACGCTGGCGGTGTGGGTAACGCCACTAACATCAGGATAGGCTGTGCCTCTCCTTAAATTCTTGACCTTCCTCCACTTCCCACCACAAAGGAGGAAAACAGTTGAGTTAAGTTCGACTACCGTTCGAGAACGGACAGTCTTACCATCATTCAGCTGAAATCCTTCCGGGTAGGCACTGGACGGGACCGATCGATCACCAAAAATGACCGTATCATCACCGTTAACCAGTATCTCTGCCTTCATTCCTCTGGTAGCCCATCGGGCTGCACAGTAGGATTGAAGACAAAGCAGGGGAAAGGATAGGTAGGTCCCCATATTCTGGCCATAGGTCAGTTCTTGACCTTCGCAGGTCGGCCGCAAACTAGTCGCAGCCAAACAGCGTACATGGCCAGGTATATGGGATGCCTTCGCCAACACCGTACCCAAGATGGCTTCGGCCACATCCACTTTAAGGCCGTCCGTGGCGGCCACCAAGTCTACAGAAGTAAACTCGGAAAAGCCACGAGCAGCTCGAGAAACCCGAGCAACGGATGGAGAACCTCGGAGGAGCCACTTACGGGAAGTCATGTACTGGTACATAGACTTGTGAAGTGGACCGAGGTAATCCCAAGCGGAAGTAGGGATGCCCATAGCGCGGACCTTACCGACAGTCGGGACCTCCTTATAACGGAGGGACCAGTCGAGCGGGCCGGGATCCCGGCGCAGAGCGGATAGCCATTCTTCGTAAGAATGGTTTCTCCGCCATGCGTCGAGAGCGCTAGATACCCCTTTTTCAGCTCGAGAAGAGTCCTTCGGAATGAAGGACTGGGAAAAGGACTCATAAGAAGAGTCCCAACCCAGCCTAAATTCCCTACGGATCACCTTCCGAACGAAAGCGAGGTACTCAGGGGAAGAGGGGGGTGGGTCAGGCATGCAAGCACGGTTGAACCACGCCTCCTTCATAGAAGGAGGGGGATGGATGGAACAGGTCTCAGTGCGAACTCCTCTTTTTAGAGAAGCTACACTAAGAGCCAGTTCCCACCGCTCTTGCCGACCTAGTCGGGTGAGTGAGGGGATGCCGTCAGAAGATGAGACTTGACGGCGGGGGAAAGGAGTGGACGGACGTAGAAGACGTCCGGGATTTTGAAGGTCAGAGAGGTACTTGCCAAGCTCTCCCATCTCAAGGTCAGGTAGTTCACCGTTCGGAACGGAGAACCGAGTCCTGATTAACCTGAGACCACGGGAGATAGCCTCTCTAGACTTGTGCTCTGCCCTACGGCAGGAGCACTTGCTCTTGGTTCTGCCACCCTTCGGGGTTGACGCAGAACCGGACCTAGGACCATTGATGGGTACAATAATCTTCGACATAGTCGGAGAGCGAAATCCACCAATAATTTCCAGAAATGGAAATAGC